CCTATCCTTCCGTATTTCCAACTTGGTGTCATTCTCGCCTTCGTTGCGACGTACCACTCATCCGATTCCTTGCCCTTCACCCTTCCACCTTCGTCGCGCAGAAACATACCTATGCCTCCCACGCAAGCTGGTGTTGCAAACATTGCCCAGACTTTGTCTACCTCGACTAGTTTACCATCTACTGTTTTGTTCGAGTTCGCTATATCCTGTATCGCCATTGGCCAATTCCACTTCTTTTGTCTATTGAAAAACTGGTTCCAACTGTTTGCCATCTCACGTATCCTTTCCTCTCCTCTTAATTCATCCCTGCTCGTTGGGTTCCTAAAGACCAATGCTGCTGCTGCCCTTGCCGGATAACCACTCACGTCATCCTTCCAGGCCACTTGTCTCAGGAATTCGTCTGCATCCTGTGCAATGAAGAACTTCCCTGGGTTTATCCTCAGCCCAACCTCCGAGTACACTGAACAAAGTGCCACCGCGAGTGCATATGTTCTACACTCGATCTGATCATCGTCCCCCTGTGCACAATAACTCATTATCGGATCCGCGCCCATGCGTTCTATTACTATTTGTTGTGCCACATAGAGTTCTGCCGCGTTTATCAAGGTATCATATAGTGCTGTCCATCTCCAACCACTCATTACGCCTTTCTCGTAGTTCAGTACTACCGAACCCACCTGCACCGTCCCTTCCTCTACTCCGTACTGTATCCTATCCATCATTTCTAATATGTACTGTCTTATTTCTATTGGAGCCTTGTTCGCCGCAAACCGTTTTATCTCTTCGTTTACTATGCGTATCATCTTCCTCGTTACGACGTGGTCGAATTGGTCTTGGTCGAGTGGTACCTTAACTGATTGTAGTTCGCAGTGCAGTGCCATCTTATTCCATAAATTCATTTGCTGTTCAGCACTAAAGAAAAGTGTTGATTCCGGGTGTCCCCTCAGTGCGTCCTCTAGCCACTCGCCCACGTACGACATCTTGAGGTATAGCGGTAAGTCGCCGGCTATTACCGCCCTAACTTTTTGTGCTTCCCGTTTCTGTATTGCCTTGTTTCTTTGCCGTGTACTCACCATCAGCATCTCCTGCATCTTATCCATGTCTAGCGCCAACGCTGTTGCCCATTTACTCTTCCTTGCTTTCCTGATCTTCCATCGACCTCCCTCCTCAACTAGGACCTGCAACCTTTCTCCGTCAGAAGTGCCACTCCTCGCCCACCTTTCCGGGTCTTCCGCCCACTCCATTGGTGACAGGTTCTGTCTCTGCGACTGTCTACACGGTGCCAACGTGAGAAAACGTCTAAC